AGCCTCACCGAAGGAGAGCTGCTTCAACTGCACCTCCGCCCCTCCGGCCGTCGCCGGAGCCATGGGGGTCCACGAACCCGAGGCGTCGGCCGGGGCCGTGAACGTCAGGCTCATGGCCGCCTCGGGGTCACCGTCAACGATGAGGAAGGCGTCCACGGCGTACCTGGCGTCCGCGGCGACCTCAACTGTCAGGCTGGTGTCAGCCTCGAGGGTGGTTGATGTTCTGGGTTCGTCCGTGGGCTTGTCCACGGTGCGTGTCTTGCTGATGACGTCCCCTTCGAGGGGAACGAATTTCGTATCGGCGTAAGCGCGGTCTCCGTGAGGATCGGAGACCGCACTGTGTGCCTGGAGCAGTGTCATGGCCACGGCGAATCCCTACGCGGCGAGGACGGTGGGATCGCACGCCGCGTCCGGCGGCGGCGTGGTGGTGACGTTGTACATCCAGTGCCTGGTGGCAGGCACCGTGATCCCCACCGGCAGCCAGTCCGCGCCGACAAGACTGAGCCAGTTCGTTCCGGCACCCCGGGTTTCGGAAGTGAACTCCAGCGTGGAGCGGGCGTTCTCGATCGTGTAGGAACCCAGCTGGGTTGCGCCGACGTTGGGCCACGCGTGGTAGATGTACCGCTGATTCCCGGACTCGTCGCAGGCCCCAGCACCCGCTACTTCCTGCCACACTTCCAGGCTGTACCGGTTGGTGGGGTTGCCTTCGTCGACGCCGAAGCCGGTTCCGGTCGTGGGGGTACCGGTGGTGAGTTCGGTCGCCGAGATCATGTAGGAGGAGAGGGACACGTTGATCTCGCACCACTGAACGGTCAGCATGAACCGCTTCAGTGTCGGGTCGTCCTTCTGGTTTACGCACGGCTCGCCTGAGGCGGTCCGCTCGAAGAACTCCTCGCCGTCCTCGTAGTCCGGTTCCATCTCGACCTGCACGAACCCGGACGAGACACCGACCAGACCCGGTGTGCCGGTGACGGGAACGCCGCAGGCGTCCAGGGCGATGACCCTCAGGTGCGTGCCCTTGATGGGAGTCGCGCACGTCGACGTAGCTGCCATGGTGATCTACTCCTACTCGGTGGGCACGCCCAGGACGATGTGCGCAGCCAGATGGCAGCACTCGAAGCCGAGCAGATAGGTGCGCTCGGCGATCATGCGGATCGTGTTCGCGGACCGGTCCAGGGAGTCGCGGACCTCGGTGAAGAACACATCGGAGCGGTAGCCGAACGCGCTCCCGGTCGCATAGATCCACGCCGTTCCGGCGGCTGGCGCGGCGCCGTCGGGGCCCGTGCCCGTGTAGCCGCCGCCGACCACGATCCGGTTCCCGGCCGGGGTGTACAGCAGCCCGTCCCGCTCGACAACCAGATAGGCGGCAGCCAGGGTCGGCAGCGCCAGACGCGGGACGTGAATGAGGCCCTGCCCGGCGTAGCAGGCGGCGAGATCCTGCTCCAGCTCACCGAGCGCATGCGCCACATCAGCGCCCGTCACAACTGGGGAGGCGACGGGCTGAAGCACAATGTCCTGCGAGTCCAGCACCTCGGCGTCCGCCGCAAGATGCGGGAACACCACCGGCTGCCCGCCGGCCGTGCCCGTCCAGAACGCCGCCTCTACCTGCTGCTGCTCCACCCGGGCCAGCGCATCAGCGGCAACCGACCCCGCCTCGCCCACACCCACCGGGGAGCATTCGAACTCGGCGTACACCGTGAACGGGGTAGCACCCCGGAACGTCTGCTCGACGTTGCTGGTCTTGGCGGGCGGTTCGGGCGGTGCGCCCCCGGTGCCGGTGACGGCGAGGCATTCGTCGTACGTCGTGTCTGCGGTGGGGCAGTGCTCGATCCAGGTGACGCCCTGCTGCCAGTGCGGCGGCGGGGCGGGGTGCTGGATGGTTTCCCACAGCCCGTACGACAGGGCGGTGAACGTCGGCGGTGCAATGATCTGGCGTGCTCCGGCCACCGGCGCTCACCACCCTTCTGCTGCTCGTTGCACGGGGATGGTCAGACGTGGGCGCCGTTGGGGGTGGCCACGGTGCCACCGGACTGGCCGCTGACGTTGAACGCGACGGTGTACCGCCTGCTCTCGTGGCCGACGCGGGCGACGAGGTGGCACTCCTCGGACCAGGCCGCGGTGTGGTCGTTGGTCTCGTTGAGAACCGAGTCGCGGATCACACCGAGGTCCAGGGACAGCCCGTTGCCGTGGATGAACGTGCCGGCCGCGTAGATGAGGAAGTCCACGGTCGTCGGCCAGGCGGTCATCGGGGTCGCGTTGCCGAACTGTGAGGCGCCGCGGACCTGCCAGTCGTTGACCCACTGGACGCGGACGTTGCGGGCGACGAAGTAGGAGTCGACCTCCGCGTTGGTGACGGCCTGGAGTTCAACGCCCTGCTTCCAGGCGAGGTCGGCGCGGATCGTCTCGCGGACCCAGTAGGGGAGGACGACTTCGAGGACGTCGTCGATGCACATGCCGTAGCGGGCGCGGTAGTCCGTGGCTGCCATGCCGACCGCGTTGTAGATGCGGGGCGCGGCGGCGTCGGTGGTAACGCCGCCGATGGTGGTGGTCGCGGAGGAGGCGAGGAGCATCTGCGCGATCAACTGGGCGTTGATGACGTGCGCGTGCGCGGACATGAGGAGTTGCAGCATGTGCTGCGTCGCCTCCGGGTACGCGTCGTCGGTGAGGTTGCCTGCGGTGAGGCAGTACCCGTAGCACTCCAGGCGCGCTTCGTCGAAGTCCGGGCAGGGCACCCTGATGCACGGCTTCGTCGGGGTGCCGGTGGCGGCGGCTATGTCGTCGGCCTCGGTCCACAGGAACGGCGTCGACGTGTTGGAGAGGGTGGCAGCGAATCCGGCGAAGGCGGTGCCGCCGCCGAGTGCGTCGGCCAGGCTCGGGGAGACGGGGAACTGGATGCCGCCGCGGCTGACGCCGAAGGTGGGCAGGTCGATCATGCCGTCTTCGCAGGCGATGTTGAAGAAGTCGTAGCGGATCTCGGAGGGGGCGCACCATCCGCCGCCCGCCACCAACGCCTGCTGCTTGTCCGGGCCGGTGAGGAACTCGATGAGGTCCTTGACCTGTCCGGGGCTGGTGCGGTCGTCGATGGTGTGCGAGAAGTCGTTGCGAATGCTGGCCACGAGCTGGTGGTTCGGGTTGTTCTGCGTGACCGGCATCGACTTGGCCTTGCGCGACACCACTTCGGCGAGGGAGCGCAGGGTGGGAAGTGTCCCGCCGTGGGCGACGCCGGGGATGTCGACGGACGCGGTGACCGCGAGCTTCGCGCTGGGGACCTTCGGTGCGGGGGCGTGCCGGGCGGTCTCGGCGAGGGACGCGGTGGCCCGTCGTGCGAGGGCCTCGGGGTCGAGGTTGCCGCGGCGTTCGCCCATCATGGCGATCATGCCTGCGGTGACGCCCCGCGCGGCGGCGGCGGCGATCGCTTCGGGGTCGATCGCGGAGGTCGCGGCCTGGGCGGTCGCGTCGGTGGGGCCGTGGACGCGCTGCTGGAGTGCGGTGAGCTGCTCGGCGGTGCGGGCCTGTTCGAGGTCGGCGTTGCGCTGGGCGCGGACTTCGCGGACGGAGAGTTCGGCGCGGATGCGGTCGAGGTCGTTGGCGAGGCGCATCGCGTACTGGAGCGTGTCGGGGTCGACGTTGTCGGAGCCGTGGACGCGGTCGAACTCGGCGGTGCCTTCGGTTTCGAGGGCGGAGAGGTCGTCGTCGCCGACGAGGGTGAGGTCGGTGGGGGCGCTGAAGAGTTCCTCGGCTGGCACGTTGTCCTCCGGTGTGAAGGGGTGTGCGCCTGCGGTGTTGGCGCCCTTTGATCACGGAGGTTAGCGCATAGCACACGGACCGGCAAAGAGTCAATTAACTTCGCCGGTCCGCATAAGTAAAGGTCAGGCGCTCGGAGGGGGCGGCGGCGGAGGTGTCGGGCGACGCCTCTTATTGCAACTGCACATTCGCTTTCACCTCCCCGGGTGGACTCGGCGGGACAGCATCCGCATCACGACCCGCACAGCCTGACGCTCCGACTCATCCTTCGACATGGCCCACTGCTGCCTCGGAACACCAGCCGCAACAAGGGCCTGCGGCTGCCCGGCAGAGACCAGCGTCCGCATCTTCGCCTCCTCCAGGAACCCGGCGACATTGACACCCAGCAGACCCACCATCCGCAACTGGCCGCCGATACGACGCCAGTCACCCGACACCCGGCCCGACGCCCGCAGTTCGTACACGCTCAACGGATCGGCGTTCGGACGGATCGCACCCGCCACCCAGATGCCGTGCTTGTCGTTGCCCACCGCCACATCGGCGACCGCAGAACCGGTGTTGTCGTAGTGCTCCGCCGCCGCCTGCGCCCCGTAGTGCAGGGGGGCGTGCCCGGTGCCGACGGTGATCTGGCCGATCGGCACCCGCGTCCCGTTGTCGCAGACGGTCTCACCGGTCATGTAGTGCGAGTGCTCGTTCTCTCGGGGCACCGTGACGCACTCACCGTCGATCCCGATGTGGCACGACCCGAACGGTGCGGCGTGTCCGTAGATGCGGCCCTGGTCGGTGACGACGATGCCGCAGTAGAAGGGAAGTGCCGGGTTGTTGAACCACTCGGCGGGCGGCTTCCACAGGTCGCCCATCGCCGGGTGGGCGGCAGCCCCTGCCGTGACAACCCGCAGCGGACGCGTGGACTCCTTCGCCTTCCGAGCGTCTTCCTGTGCCGCCTGCACGACAGCCTCGCCGACGGGCTGGCCGCCGGCCACGACAGCGCCGGCCTCGTCGAGGAGGGCGATGTACGCCTCGGCGAACGCGGGGATGTCGACCAACGTGGCGGCGCGGATGCGTCCGCCGTGGAAAATCATCTTCTCGGGCTGCGCGAAGAGCATCTCGAACAGGTCGCCCTCGTCGGCTTCCTCCGTCCCGGCGTTGACGTCGTCGGGCCACACGAACTCGACGTCGGCGTCAGCGATGGAGTCGGCATCGATGGACACGCCGCGCAGGAACTTGCCTTCGATCTTGGCGTGGACGCGGCGGCCGTCGTCGTCGGAGAGGTCGAGGACGCCCTCGCCCATGATGAGACTGCCGTCGCGCCAGATCTTGTCGATGCGGCCCACGTTGACCGCGATCGTGCGGGCTTCTCCGCCGTGGGAGTCCTCTTTGTTCCAGCGGAGCGGCACGGGCAGTTCGGCCCAGGTGAGCGCGTCCGGGGCGAACTCGCGGCCGTCGCCGGTGACCTGTCCTTCGACGGCGAGGGGGCCACGCCAGGGGGCGGTCTTGCCTGCGTAGTCCATGTCCTCGTCGCCGTCGTCGCCGGGGTTGGCGTCGCCTTCCTCGGCGTAGAGGGCGGCCTGCTGCTCCTGGGCTTGCGCTTCGGTTTCGTGGCAGCCCATCAGCTCGCCGTCGGCCTCTTTCACCACGGCCCACGGCGTATCGGCACCGCAGTCCGGGTGGTCCTGCACGATGCTGTACGGCACGGTGCCTCCCTGCTCGTTGGTCTGCGGCATTGTGTTGGCACTCGCCGCCAAGATCATTCCGGCTGCTGCCTGCTCGCTGCCCTGCGGCCACACCGTGACGAGCGTTCCGCGGCAGCGGGAGCCTCCGAGGCAGCCCGTGTAGCCGCCGGACGGGTACGCGGTACGGGCCGCGGTGAGGGTGTCGTACTCCGTGCCGTCGATGTCGCGGCACGGCTTACACGAGTTGCGATCAAGCGCCTCTGTACTGACATATGTCGCCGGCGGGGCGACCGCGAGGACGGCCATGCGGCCCTCGTTCTGAGCAGCCGTCATCGCCGCACCCACCTGCTCCTCCACCTGCGCACCCGACAGCCCGGCCAAATGCTCATCGACCTGAGCGGCGA